GATTAATTTCCAAATAAACCAAACCTTTTCTTTTTATTCATTTCATCTTCCATTTCAAGTATTCTAACTAACGCATTAGTTAATACATAATCGTGATTAACATTTTGTCTTAGCAATCTAATTGTGTAATTTTTTAAAACTTCTATATCAGTACAAGCAATAATATCTCTTATTTTTACCTCAGTAGCTAATTTTTTTTCTACTGGTATTGGTTCAATTAGTACTGATATAAAGCTTTTATCCATAATTAACTAGGAAAAAGTTGTTTCTCTAAAATATCTACTGCACGATCATCAAGTGTGTTTGTTGTTTGTTTGCAAATTGCTCTTAATAAATCAACAACAAGTCTTTTTACAGTTGTTGTTGTGAGAAATGTCATCAAGATTGGTTTCAGAATTTTAATCATAATTTATTGTGTTACTTTCCAAACATAACAGTTTTTGTTACATTTGGCATATGCTGTCTAAAATAAGCAGTGGTCAGCAGCTTACTCCTCACACACTAGACAGCTTTTTTTATGCAAGAACAAACAGAAAAAGAAGGAACGGATTGGGGAGAAATCTTTGGACACGGTGTTAGATTTATGATTCTTTGTTGGTCACTTGCAATGATGACTCTTGGATATATGGATAAAATTCGTAATGACGGAGCATTTTTAGCCGGCTTGACCAGTGGGGTCTTAGGCAGCTACGGTATCTCTGTTAACAAAAAGAAACCTCAAAACGCTGCTAAGATAGTAGATAACAAGGACACAAATGTAGGAATCAAATGAAAAAATTATTTGCTTTGTTATTGTTTTTTCCATCAGCTGCATTTGCTGATATAAAACAGGAATTTGTTACATCAGCACAAATTACTGTTGATATGCCATATTCTGTTACAAATAAAGTAGGAACCACATATTCATTAAGTGGAAACAATATAACACCATCTGTAACTGTAGGAGATACTACAACTTCGGGAAAGATTGGAGGAATAAATGTAGGAAGCCTGACCAACGGTGTCCCTGCAATGATTCAAACAGATACGACAGTAACGACAAGCGGTTCCGCATTTAGTAAGACAGAATCAGTAATAATGGGAGATGCTACACCATCTTCTGTAACTCCTAGTTCGGGCATTGCATCATTACCAGTATTAGGTGGACAGACTACAGTTGGTTCAGGTGGTACAGCAGGCAACCTTGCTTTAACGTCATTGAGTTCGGGTGTTCATACTTGCACAGCAGGTGGAAGTGGAACTAGCTGTATTGGTTCAACCAAAGTTACTATTACAATTGACTAGACTTTGGTTACTAATTATAATTGTATTACCTACTAAACTGTTAGCTACACCTGTAGTTCCTCAGTTTCGTTCGGGGTCACAAACAACCTCATCTACTAGCCAAAGTGTTATTAACGAAACGATCACAAGTTATCAATACAGAACTGGCTACAGTTATGCAGCAAGCGGTCATAATATTAAAGCCAATACTGATTCTATTAACCCCACTGCTACAACCCAAACCACACAAACAATTGGAGGTGTTAATTTTGCATGGACATCACCAAATCTTGAACAAATTCCAAGATGGCAGATAGTAACAGAAGGAGCAGCATTTTCAATACAAGAAACACTTATAACTCCCGGACTAGACACAGTTACAACCATAAACAGAACAATAACTACTTCTACAACTTCAGAAACTACAAGTACATTTGGGCAATAATTTTATTATTATTGCCTGTTAAAACATTTGCCAATACAACAGTAAGTAGTCCACAAAGTCAATCAACTGGTGTAGTCAATAATAATGCAACAATGATAACTCCATCTAGTTTGCCCCAAAATAGATATTCACAAGGAATAGTTTGCACTTCCCCAAGTTTGACAATTACTCCATATTTAACTGATGCTTGGTCATTTAATAGACCAATCGAAACTATTACCAGACAAGCTATTTATGATGAAGATACTGGTGAAATAAAATATTATCAAGAGACACCTCGTTTTGAAAAAGATAACTACAATTTAAATTATGGAATAAGTATGCAGTTTAATATTCCACTTGGTAATGGTGGTGATTTATGTAAAGAGGCAGCAAAAGTAAATATAGAGGCTCAAAAACTTCTAATAAAGAAAACACAATATGAAATAAGCCTTTATAGGTTAGAACAATGTGCAAAGCAAGCAAAACTCGGTGTAAGTTTTGTTGCAGGTAGTCCAAGTGCAATTACTTGCCAAGATATTGTTATTACAACTCCTCCCAATCAAGTATTACCACATAAACATTCATTAAAGCGGTAGACAAGGCACGGAAAATCTTGTCTACCTAGACGCCTCTATTAGATAGAGTACAAGGGATAATAGAAGGGCAGTGATTCGTGGCAGACGAAGTGCTTCCAAATATACCTTACTCTCCTTGCATATTTATTTTAACTTATTTTTTTCTTTGTAAATTTATTTATTATTTGTTTTACTAATGGTTTCACAATATTAATAAGAATCGGAGTGCTAGCGGCAACCACAGCAATAGCAGCAGCATTAGTAATAGCAGGAACATTAGGTATGTACTGCTCGGTAAAGCTCGTGTCCTCATACAAAGTAATGCATTTACTTTTATCTTCGTTTAATTTATGTCCAACGACACGTTCTAGTCTTTTATCGTTACGAAAATCTCCAATACGTTGATCTTTTTCTGGGTCTGGACATTTTATAAAAAACTCTGTTTCTTTCTCAACAGGCTTTTGTGTGACAGGTGGTTTTGTTTCAGGTATTTCAGGTTCACTAGATGTAATCGGTGTATCTTCTGACATTATCAAACTGTTTGGTTGATAATTCATTGGATTAAAACTAGGGAATGGTGCATCACAAACTGTAAAAACACCATTTGGGTCATCAAGTAATAAATTCCTATTACCAGTATTTTTTATATCTCTATGTTGATATGTACAGGCAGGAACATTAATTGTTAAAGGTATAATTTCTACTGGTTTTGTAAAATCAAATATTGGTTGTATTTGTATTTCTGGAATATTTAAATCAGGTATGCCCATTAAAGTGGTAATGCAGGACCAGACATTTCTGGCATTTGTAATGGAATTTCTTTTATCATTTTTTCTTGTAAATCACCCATTAATTTATTTTTTAAATCTCTTTCAAACTCTGGACTTTGCATATAGCGAATTGCTACAAAACCAAATGCAGCCATTGACCCCGATAACAATAAAGACAACAATGATGCTATCTGACAAATACGATTAAACATGATTAAGTTTGCAATATTAAAAGCACTATCATTTTCAAGTGTGCTTGTATTACTGCTTATTGTAGCCCTATCCCCTCTCTACGTCACTATGGGCTTAATGACAAGACAGATGCACGAAAAGGTTAATTAGCAGCTTCAGTAACACCGCCCTCAGAAACCCACGTTAAATATTCTTGATAATCGGTGTTTTCTTCATTTTTTGGAATTGCCATCAAAAATGTACTGTCATTCCACTTAGTAAATGAAATTATTGTTTTATTATCGTAATCTGTATGTGATTTGTACTTAATGGCCATAGTTAAAGCTCCGCAGAAAAAGCAAAATAATTGTCTCCTCTAATAAAATATACTCTATGTTGTGTGAAACTAGAGCCACCCATCTCTGTCCACCCACCAGTTGTGCTGTTAGTATAAATAGTTCCAAGTGAGGTAACTGACTCAAATCCTGATCCTGCTCTGTTTACATTATTTGAATTATTTAATAATAATGCTGAAGGACTTGTTCTCATAGCAGGATTTGCTCTCAAACAACCTTGAATATTTGTAGTATTTTGAGCTTCTCCAAGAGTAGGCTTAATAATTTGGTAGTATCTTTCACAAAGCGTTAATTCTTGGGCAAATGACCTATGCTCAAAATCTGTTGCCACGTCACCTACTTCTAATTGAACTCCTGTTATTTCAAATGTCGCATCATTTGTTGTGTACCATGTTGAAGTCTGATCTGGTGTTCTGGCACTATTGTCTGCTGCCGCCCAAGCATTTAATGGTCTTGTTCCTGTTCTGTTAGTACCATCAAATAAATGCCAACTAATATACATTCCTATACCATTATCATTATTTAAAAAAATATTTGAATTTCCGGGTATTGTTTTTGTAATTTTTGTCCAAGTATCAGCACTTAAAGAACCAGTTTCCATAACATAACGATATACACTTCCATTGTCTGATTGAAGCATAAAATAAAAATTTTGTGCAACACTTGATTTTACCCAAAATTGTAAAGTTATATTGCTTGAACTTTGAGGATAATCCCAACCAGAATTAGCAAGGTCTTGATCTTCTATTCTATACTCAAAAACTATATGGTCATCAGCACCTGCACCACTTGTTTGATTTCCGTTTTGAATTTTAAATGTTTTTCTAAATCCACTTTGACGAGGTGATGTTCCTTGGCTAGTATCTCCTTGCGAATATGTGGGAGCTTCATCAAGTCCGTTTTGGTAAGATGTAAATCTATCAACTGTTTGATAGCCAGCAGATGTAGATGACGTACCACGTTGAGCCAATAACATAGCTCCGTTAATTATTAAATTACGATTGGATTTATTTGTAAGGTTAGCAGTACACGTTCCATCAGTATTGTTGACAGTAATAGCAGCAGTACTAGCTCCTACGCCTTTTATTGAATTTACCTTGATCTCTGACATAATTAACTAGGTTTTGGGTTAGCGTCTTTAACCGCTTTGATGTGGGTAGCCCACGTTCCAGTTGTATCTAGTTTACCTGCCTTCATGTCGGCATACAACATATCAAGTTGATCTCCAAAAGAAGCGTAAATAGTTTCCCCATCAGTTGTTCTGTCAGTTTTGTACTTAACAGCAGCAGCTTCAGCATCTAGTGTGGTTCGTGCAGCATCTATCTTGCTTTGTTCAAGAGTTACAGACTTTCCATCTTTATCAAATGCTCCTGTTCCATCATCAATACTTACAGCATCTGGATATGCTTTAAAAATAGCTTCATGGTCTAACATTACGCTGCTACCTCCATAACTGTTATTTGAGAAGCTAAAAGACCATGTGCTCTGTTATCTGTATTATCGTGTGATCTGTTAACCCTTGTTGTACGCCCAACAGTTGCTACATACATTTGAAGTTTATAAGTTACTGCTGTACTGCCATCTGCTCCATGTGTATCTAAAAATTGACCATTAGCAGCATAGGTTCTATCTCCACCAGTTATAACGTAAAAATTAGATAATCTTTGTCTGCTACCACTGGCATCACCTAAATAAATTTGAGTAGAACCTCTTAAAAGTGCAATACCAGCGTTGTAACCACTTTCTCCACCAATATTAACTGTGTAACTTACAAAGCATTTTGTACCACTTGATGGAGTTAAAGAAACAGAAAGTCCAGAAATATCAAAATAAGAATCTGAAACAGTACTTGAACCTGTTGAAAATGAAGCAGTATCTGTTTTAACTGCTTGTTGAACTGAAAGAATTTTACCTGTAGCTGTATTTGTTGTTAAAAGTGTTGCATCTGCTAAGTCTGGTAATGTAAAAACTCTATTGTTACTTGATGATGATGGTGCCTGTAGGCTGAAAGACCCACCACCAGATGCTGCGTTTAGTTTAATCTTTGCTGTCATGGTTAACTAGGTTCAGTAGGAAAAGTAACAGAACTCATATCTAAATTACCATCTGCATCAAGTTTCGGCGATGCACTTGCAGGCAAATCACGCAAACTTTGACGATATGTTTTCCAAGCTGTTGATAGAGTTAAATCAGAGCTTGCTCTCCAATCACAAGCTGTTAGACGCCTATCCCTTTCAACTCTTAAAAGTCTCATAGGTTCTGCATTTGTTAACCTTGTAACCTCTGCATCTATTTCAGATTCAGTTGGTTTTGTAGAACTATCTGTCCAAGACAAATCAGAATATTCAAATCCTTTCCAAGTCCACTCAGTAGAGGGTTTTAAGATTGCTAATGCTTTATGTTTGTTATATATCATGCTGCTATCTCCAAAGCTATTAGTGAATATGTATAGCCATCTGTGCTAACTGTATTTGTATCGCTAGATTGTCTCGCCAAAGTAAGATGATAAGTTGTAGCAGATGTGGTATTAGGTGTATCTATAATTGCCAAACCATGATTACAATAAACTTCATTTCCATCAGTACTCCAACAAATACTATGACTTACATTAGTTCCAGAACCCGCAGAACCCCCTCTATATATGTAAACACCACTTGTGGCCTTACTTGATGGAACCATATGTGCACTTAATTGGGCTAATAATAAAATTTGATTACTTGAACTTGCAGGGGTAATAGATAAAGTTAAAACGTCTAATTTAGTTGCACCACTTGTAGTCTGAGAGGTAGTACTTTGTTGATGAACCTTTTGAATAATATGCCCAGAAGCACTTACACCAGTATTTGTAATTGACATTCTTTCAACACCACCAGTTGAAAACTTGATAGTGTCAGCAGAGGGAAATGTTATACCAGTATTGCTATCCGTTCCAGTTAAAGCAGGTGCAGATACACTTCCATCTACTCCAGAAATACCAGTAGTACCGTTAATGTTTAATGCCATAATTAAAGAATAACTAAAATTGCTCCGCTTGGCACGGTTATTGTAACGCCTGAATTAATTGTAGGACTTACGGTATGTGCATGTTTACCTGAAGATAATGTGTAAGAAGTTGTAGCAGTTTGATCTGACTCAAAAAACACCTCGTCTGTACCTCCTCCTGTAGCACCTGCACCTCCTCCAATTGCTCCCCATGCTCCATTGTTATAGCCTTCAAACTGATTTAAAGTTGAATTATGTCTAAACATACCAACAGCAGGGCTTCCGTCTCTTTGAGCTGTTGTTCCAGATGGAATTGTAAGACTTGAGGTATAGTTATGTATAACTTTTCCAGTAAAAGTTCCACCAGTAAGAGGAGCTAATCCAAAACCTGTGCTTGCAACAGGTCCAATTGTCACATATCCATTATTAGCAGCATTTCTTATTTTTAAATTTCCATCTGATGTATCAACATGCCATTGATATGCGTAGTTAGTTGTTAATGCACCTGATTTACTATTATTTGATGCAATTGCTTGGAACAGATTATTTAAATCTGTTCTTACTGCAGATCCAGTTCCATTATCAATTATAAAATCATGTTCAGCCATAATTGATCGTTTTAGTGTATTCTACACGCCTTTACCAAATCCTACAGCCTGATAAGTAAAATTTCTATCAATACTTGCATTTGATGAATTTTTGAAATGTACTGTAAAGCCAGTTCCAGAAATATTACTTACCTCAAAATAGTCACCTGATGCCATATTTTGTGCATTTATACCAATAGAAGGTAGATTTGAATTTGCTCCAAGTAATGAAGAAGTCCCAACAAAGAATGGATGTGTAAATGTCACAGCTTTAGCACCTGCACCACTTGCAGTTACATTTCCCTGTTCTGTTCTTCTCTGTAAAGATGCTGTATAACCAAGTTGTGAAACTTTTATATCTTGTGCAGTATCATTACTTGTAAGTTTTGCCCTAAATTGAAAGCCCCTACCTTTATAAGTTCCGTTAGCAAAAGTTTGAAAATCAGAGTAGGTAGGTGATCCAGATGGGTTATCTTGTGTAACTCTTACTAACATTTCAGCATTTACTTCTGTTGCTGTAGCTCCATCAAAATCTGTAACATCATCAATTAAACCTCTTGAATCAAATAAATCTGACGGATAAAATGCTTCTGTTAAAAAATGACGTTTTAAATCTAAACTAAACACTCCACCCAAATCTAAAGTTGTCCCACCTGCTGTTCCTCCAAAATCATATGTACCTTCTGAATTTATACCTCCAAAATCATCTAATGAAACAACAGTATCAAAATCTGTTATTGAATCAAAATTGCCAGTACCAGTTAAATTTATTGTATTTGTAGTAGCATCAAAAGCAACATTAGTTTTTGTTCCTTGAAATTTAGGACTATCAGTATCTTCTCTTCTTGTCTGTGTAATTAATGGAGCTTGATTATCAGGAAGTTCTAGAATAACACTTGTCTCACCAGAGCAGAATCTTCCTCCATCATCTTGAAATTTTAAAATATATTCACCTTCAAGGTATGGAACTTCTGCTGTTGTTGTATTACCTGCTAATGCTTGAATCAAATCAGTGCTATTAGAAAATGTACCACTTCCATTAGTTAGAGGGGAATGTCTGACATATACTCTTCCTCCATGTGTAACATCTAAGTCTGTTGATAAATTCCAACGTAATCTGACTAATTTTTCATTTATTGGTTCTGCAGTTAAACCAGTTACATTTGATGGTAATGCAGTTTTGCCAACAGCATTAAAAGTTAAATCTGCAGATGTTGCACTTGTTTGCAATGCTGTATTGTAGCTAAACACCTGAAACTCATAAGTTCCAACATCAGTATTAAATATCTCGAAATCAGGAGAAGAAACTGTTGTTGAAACAAAGTTTCCATTATTAAATCTATAATTCACTTGATATTGAGTTACACCTACAATTGGTTGCCAACTAACAATTAATTTTGCTACTGCCTGATTATTTATTTCAACAATTTTTTCTTCTGCCTGTAAAGCATTTGGTGGGTCTTTAGGTAAATTTAATATTGATACTGTTCTTGTTGGTAAGGTTGCACCATCTTCAATAAAAGCATATTTATCATTTACATAAGACAAAGCAGTTATTGAATAAACTAATCCTTCTTGTTCTTCTACAGTTATTACTCTAAATTTTTGAGCTTCTACAGTATTATCTTGCAATAACCAAACAGTATTTACATTCGGTGTTTGAGAGAAAGCAGATGAAACAGTAATAACTGCACCAGATATACTTGAAATTGATTTTGTTTCTACAGTTCCATCAGGTAATATTACAGATAATGTTGGACTGTTTGTTGTAGGTAAATCAGTTGAGGTAGAATCATCTACAGTAATTTGCGTTGTTGTTGCTGCAGCAATTCTTCCACCTCTTCTTAAACCAGATCGTACAGGGTCTGCAATATCTATCACAGAGCCGGGTCTAACAATAATTCCTGAATCAACAGAGGTTGCAAATGAAACAACCTCTGATTCATTTTGTTCAGCAAATAAAATTGCTTTTGCTAATCGTCTTGCCTGACCTCTACTTGTGCAAGCAAATGCTTTAACTTGTTTTATAATTACACCTAATTTAGCTATAGCGGCAGTATCTTCATAAACCTCATAATCAATCTCTCTACTGTCCATATTAAAATATGAAACAGAAATAACTGTATTTCTAGTTTTTAAACCACTTCCTGAGTAACTAAAACCTGCTTCTGTTACGTTAGCTAGATTAAATAAATAACTTGCGTCTTTTGGACTGTCTTGTGCTAATTGAATACTACCTGCAGACCATATCGGCATACATCTCATTACACCTGCTAACTCATTTATTAACCCAAAGGCTTCATTAGAGGATTGTATGTTGACATTGCAACTAAACCTAGCTTCTTGCCCTCCAAATCCATCTGAAACTAATGTGTTTGCAAATTTACTGGCAGTTACAAATGAAAATAAATCTAGTGAACTATCAGTAATATGATTTCCAAAACCATATCTTGTATCAGTTAAAAGGTCTAACAAAATCATTGCGGGGCATGAACACCATTGAGCAGCACCCATAACTCCATTAAAAATATATCCTGTTGGATAAATTATTCTTCCTGTCGTACTATCAACAGTTGGTGTTCCAGAACTATTGGCACCTGCACCGGGAATCCTTACTTTTATACCTCTAATACGATATTTTCTGCTTGGAATTGATTGAAATTGCATTGAATCCAATCGAAGTGAAGCATATGCACTATTTGCATAAGTTGAAGCATCATCAATTATTTCTGCAAAACTTGTCCAAATAAAAGCATCAATTAAAGTAGATGTTGAACTATCTGCAGTAATTCTTGTAACTCTTATATCTACAGGAAAAGCACCTGTAAGATTCACCCTGTAATCTCTTTGGTAAGCATCAGCAGATCTTCCTGTAATGGTGTCAGTAATAATATCAGTAAATCCACCAGAATTATATTGAACAGATATTTTTAAAGATACAGAAGAGCCTAATAAATCTCCTTTGTCAGTTGCTTTTTGTAATTGTGGAAATGTAATAGTTACATTAACCGCATCTACATCTGAATTTGTTATCTGTCTGGTAACTGGTGTGGCAGCAGTTACTGTACTGCCAACTGCTGTTATTGAAGAACTACTTTCAATACCAGATATTTTTGTTTGATCTGAAGTTCCAAAGCGTGGATTAAATGTAACATCTTGAAAATTAAAATCTGTTGTGTTTGGACTTGCAGAATTAGCTGTTGATTTTAAAACAGGGGTATCATTTAGAAAAACATCCTTTAATGCTGCATTATTATATGCAGTAGTGCCTTGTGTTCTTCCTTCTTTTGATGCAGAAGCAAACCCTTCAATTTCTCCCTCTGAAATCAAGTCAAGCAATGTAGCAAAACTTCTACTGTGTAAATTATCAGGGGTTCGTGTGGGTTGCGGTGGTGGTGGTGGACTTCCTCCACCAGAACCAATAATTTTTTTTGGTGTATTTGTCATGCTTGTACCTGTTGAGTATCAACTGCTCCACTTATTACAACTGAACCAGTAATTATTTCTCCATATACTATTGGAACTGGTGTACCTGCTCTTGAAGTATTTTGTGTTCCTGAAAAACTAAATGACAGTTGGGGATCTTGTTCTGAATTAAAACCCTCAAACTTAGGTAAAGGAAATAACATTTCGCTAACACCAGATAAGACAAGAGAAGCTCCAACAGCACTTGTTAAAGTTCCAAGTCCTGTCATAAATGCACTCCCTGCTGTATAACCTGTTAATGTTGTACCTGCAGCAATTTTTCCAGAGGCACTTACGGTTCCAAACATCCCTGCGCCCGGAAAAAGAAATGATGCACCAATTAAAGCAGCTCCTAATAAAATTCTTCCAGTACTTCCACCTGCTCCTGATATAACAGGAATAAAATGTATATCTTCTTGACCAATAGGATAACTTATTTCTTCTTTTGAAATGTCATAATTTCCGACTTTTACTTGATAATATTTTGGATTCATAAATTTTTCTACTTGAGGAAAATTATTAACAAGAAAACTTACTGCTTTTGCAAGGCTATCTACTTTTATTTCAAACTCTTTATGGCCTACAAATTCTGCAAGTTCGCCATATAATTTTAATTTACGAAACATAACGATACCTCCCTCCTGTGCATTTTAAAAGCCATTGAGAATATGGTTCCCTACAAGATAGTCTATCTGTTAAATGATGTAAAACATCACCATCTAAAAAAATAGCTACATGATTTAAACCTGTTGAACCAATAGACATTAATAATGTATCTCCATTAATTAATTTTTCATCAGGTCTTAATTGTCTAAAACCAGTTCTCCAAGCACAACTTTCAAATAACGGATTTTTAATAAATTCTTCTGGTGTTGTAGGTCTATCCCAATCTTTAAGTTCAATATTTTTTTCTTCTTTATACCAATCTCTAACTAAACTCCAACAATCAGTTACACCCCAAACCCATGGTCGACCTAATAATGGTGGCTTATAACCACAAGGCTCACAGTAACCCCAAGTTTCTGTTTTTGGATTAACAATATGCCACGGTAAATTACTTTGTTCACAACTTATTTTATCTGCTTGACTTGCAACAGGTGGTGTAACAGGGTGACTATGAACAACAGCTGTTATTTCTCCTGTATTATCTGCCTTTATATAATCTTCTGGGTCTAAAATAAAACATTGATGATTTGTCATAGATAAATTACGGCAAGGATAATATTTCTGTTTTCCTCGAATATTTAATAAAAGACCACAAGATTCTTTTGGGTCTTGGTCTTTCGCATGAATTAGTGCTTCTTCTTTCCAATTCATGCTATAAATGTACCAATTGATGGAAATTCAGTTCTTGTGCATTGTCTTTTAGGAGCTCTAATACCTGCAAGATCAAATACTGCTGCCAATTCAAATTGCACAACATCTCTGTTTTCTGCAGCTTTTCTATCAATCTTATATATTTCCTGTGGAAATTCTGCTGTAGGGTCTGGTGTCCCTAATGTATTTGTACCTCCAGAAAAGTTAACAGCATCTAAATAACGTGCTAAAGTTCTTATTCTTGTTACTGTTGCTCCTGTTAAATCAATACCAGTTGTTACAGTGTTAACATTTAACAGAATTGCTGTAATAGTTCCAAGAGCATTGCTGATAGTTAGAGTTGGTCTTGGTAATTGTCCGTTTCTAAAAGCAAAACCCTCAGCCTGTATTGGCATTTTTATATATGTGTTACCTGCCCAAATAACATCCCCATTATTATTTAAACTCGTTCCATTATGAAATCTGTAAGTTTGTGCAGACCCATGTAAGGTTGCATCAGTTGTAATTGTAAATAATTCAATAATTGATGTAGGATTGATCTTTTGTAGATCAGTAATTATCGGAGCAGTACTCATGGTTCAAAAACTTCTCTAAATGTTGCTTGAATTGTTGCTCTATTTAAATAATTTATTCTTTTGTTCCAATTATCACAAACAAATTTTTTAGAACTACCTTCACCTGCAGGTGTATAATCGAAACTTTCTGTAGAACCTCTAGCATCTAAAAAAGTTTCAATAGTATCAGAATCAGTTTCACTTACATTCCATGTAAAAATAAAAACTTTTGGATTCTGATTATCAGCTAATCCAAAAGTGATTCTGTGTTCAAATCCATCTGCAAAACGAACTACTCTTTTAAATGGAGCAGACCTTTTTTGACTACCATAACTGGGTTTTATATCAGGAAAAGTTGCCATTACGCTAATAAACCTCCGGGTCTTTTCTGTTTTAACAATTCTGATTGTATTGCAACAGATAAAACTTTTCCTAACTCTTGTCCTCCTTGATCGTCTCCTTCAACTGTTGAACCTGTTGCATCTACATTTACAACAATATTTGTTGGACCACCACCCATAGAATTATTTGACAAAACCATTCCAGATCTTGACGGAGTAAATAATTCTGGTCCACGTTCACCAACTAAATAAGACTTATTTGCCATAACAGAACCACCATTAGCTCTTTCTCCTGAAAAGAATTTCCCAAGTCCTCCGGGTAAACCTCCGAGAAAAGATGATACTCCATACTGAATTATGGCTCTTTGAATAGCTCCAAACACACTTGATGCTACTTCTCCTAATGTTTTAGTTCCTTTAATAGCTCCATCTATTGCATCAACTAAACCTGTTTCTATAGTACTAGCAATAGAACTATATAAAGTTTTTATTCTTTTTAATTGCTGTTCATTTTTTTTATCTTGTACTTCCTGTTCTTTAGCTACTCCTAATTTTTTCTTCATGATTTCTATTTCATCTTTAAGTCTCGCTATTTCTTTAAATTTAAATGCTGTTCCTCTTTTTTGTTCTTGTGTTCGTTTTAAAGCTATTTCTAAACGATTGATTTCTGCCTTAATTGCTGCCTGATCTCCTTCTTCTATAAGTTTGTTAGTTTTCTTTCTTTCATTATTTTGTTTTGCGATAGCAGTTGTAACTAAACCTATTAATGAAACCAAAGCAATAAGTGGCAATGCGTTCATAGCAATTGCCAAAGCTCCTGTTGATATGGCTAGTGCTTTTGTTGCAACTGAAGCTGTAGCATTTGCTTTTGCTAAAGCTATTGCACCTGCAGATGTAGCTGCAAATTTCGCAATAAGAATTGTTTTTGCTGCAGACAATAAACCTGCAGCAACTGTTGCAGCTTTAAAAGCTATAGCTATACCTGTAAATAAAGTAACTGTTTTTCCTAACGGTGAATTTATAAAGTTAGTTATAACTTGAGTTAATTGTGTAAACCCTCTAACAACAGGCAATATTGCAGGTGTTAAAGCATCTCCAAAAGCTCTTGCTAAGTTTTCACCTTCATTACTTAACATTTTAAAAACCATTGTCGGGTCATTTTTAATTAATTCTTTTAAAGCAGGAGCACCTTCCTTTTCTATTTTTCTTAATGCTCTTAGTACAATGTCACTTGTCAATTTTCCTTGTGCAGCAAATTCTTTAAGTTGTCCAATTTCAACACCTAATTCATCTGCAATTGGTTTTAGTATTGTAGGTATTTGTTCAGCAATACTTCTAAATTCATCACCTTGTAATCTTCCAGAACCAAGAGCTTGTGCTAATTGCCTAAAAGCATTTGATGCCTCAATTGTATTAGCACCTGCTAATTTTGCAGCAGTATTAAATCCAAAAAATGTAGATTTTATATCTTCTACACCAACACCCAATGGGGCTAATCTTGAAGTTATATTGGTAATACCTTCAAGTGCTTCAGTTGAACTTAAACCGAAAGCCCTTTGTGCATCAGCAGCTATCTGTTGTGATCTGGCAAATGTCCCAGATTGTTTCGTTAACAATCCTAATCTTACATTTAACTTTTCAAAATTTGTTGCTGTATTAATTGCATTTCTAGCCAATAAAGTTAAACCAATTCCACCAATTGCTGTTTTTAACCCTCCAAAAGCACTTTGTAATTGATTAGTTTTATTTTGAACATTCTGTAAAGCTCTAGTAGCACCACTAGCATCAACAGTAAGTCTTACATTAGCCTGAGCCACAGATAAAAAAAGTCTTTATTTTAGTTTACCCTAATTTTTGTTTTTGTCGTTGCTGTGCTCTTTTTTCTTCTTCAAATTTATTCTCATAATAGGCAACCCAATATATCAACTCTTCTTCTGTTAATGACTTTCGTAATTCATCAACTGTTTTACTAAGTTCTGTTGCTAGGAAAAATTCAAAATTAAGCCAATTATCCCCCTTTATTCTTTTTTTGCTGTTTCTAAATCTAAACTAACATCAAAAAGAAAAAGTTCTAAATCATTAAGAACTTTTTCTGGTAGTGATCTTTGTAATATTGGTGCATCTGACATATCAAATGCAGGTGTACCATCTTCTTTTTGTGCCATCTTACAAAGCAGATGTGTGGAAACTGTAAGAGCCTCGTCTGTACCTGTATATTGTTGGGCTTTTTGCCTGTCAAACCTTGTTATTGGTGGAAAATACAACTCTATTTTTGTCCCATTAGGAGCTTCTAGTTCATATTTTCTTCTAGTAGACATTTCATCTTTAAAAGCACCAATTAAAAGGTCTGCAGTTCTTTGATTTGCCATAAATTATATTGCTGAAGTTATTTGGCCAGTAGGCTTAAATGTAATGCTAATAGTGTTTGCCTCACCTAAACTTGAACTTTGTTCAAAGTTAGTAATAATGCCATTAAAAGATATTTTCTTCGTAGCACTACTGCTGTCAGGAAAAAGTTCAAAAGAAGCTGTACCTGCATCACCTGTAACTAAAGCACCATCAACAAAACTTGCTGTTTCACCTGAAGCGGAATCATCATAAAGTAATTCAGCACTTCCTTCACCTTCAATAAGACCGCCCGTAAAACTTTTAAAGGTATCTCCTTGTGCTGTTATTTCTTGTATGTCTTTTGAAATAGACATTGACCAACTTGTTGTACCAAGTACAGGGTTAACAGATGAGCCACCATCATCAAATTTAAGTTGCCCAACGTCGCCTTTAACTTTTGCCATGACAAAAAAAAGAATTATTTAGTATTAGTTTAACCTTTTTCTGACTTTTTTACAGTCTTTATTTTTGCTTGTTGTTTTTCCATGTATCTACGACACTGATTATCCCAATATTGTGGCTCTCTTCTTCCTTTAACTTTTTCGATTACATCAAGCATTTCATCTGTAATTTCAATCATCATAAATCCTCATAAATATTAAATGTAATTCTTATTTGGGTTTGAAATTTACCTTGTGGACTAGATGCAAAAATTTCTGGACCAATAGGTGAATCAAAAATTACATTTGAAACTGTGACTCTATTGTATAAATCTCTTAGTCTTTTGCCAATAGTATAATTTGACCCTGCACCAATACCTTCTTCAGTAAATATATTTAAAATGACCAACCCAACAATATTATTAGTAGCAGTACTTGTATCTCCCTGTGTTAAATATTCATTTGAACCAAAACTTGTTATACATTGAACGAAAGTATCTTCAGTTGTTGAATCAAAAGACATATTATTAAATATGACAGGTATGACTGGGCTTGATGCAAGTTCTGTTGCCAACCTGTTTTCAATAGTTGATCTGACAGTATTTAAGTCCAATGCTGCCATTTTAAATACCTCGTACTATTCTTTGATATTCTACTCTGGCATATTGTTCAAGTTGTTTTCCAATTAATTCTGGAAACCCTGCAATTGTATTTTGTTTTGTTCTGTATTGACCACCCCAAGATGGTGGTTTATTAACACCAAAACAAACAGGCTCAGCATATTCAACATTGTTTGTAACTGTGCCTTGTAATGGTTTTATTTCTGTTTGCCACGCATTTCGTAATCTACCTGTATCAACTGGTGTGGCATTTTTAACCAATAAAGTCCATTGTAAAGTAGTTGAACGGACTAACTTTACTATTGCTTCTTCCATTACATCATCTATTTGATCTAATCGAATTTGTCTTGTCATAATTACCTCAAAACAATTTCAAAACTTATAGGGGTATTATTTTGTTCATTAGTATTAACTGCAATAATTTTAAATTCGACACTACTTATAACAACTCTATCTTTTGTTGTTGGTACAAAATCCAAATCACTAGCAGCTATTGTTAATATTTTATCTTGCTGTTCAATTAAATCATTTACTTGTGATCGTGTTACATTTTCAAGTATTCCTTTAACTGTAGTATCAGCAGTAGTTTCAGATATTGCGCCTGTTGTTGCATTATATGAACCAGTAGTAACTTTTCGAATAGTTACATTTCCAC